GTCTTCAGGCGGCTTCAACTTAGGCTTCAACTCGTCTTCAGGCGGCTTCAACTTAGGCTTCAACTCGTCTTCAGGCGGCTTCAACTCGTCTTCAGGTGGCTTCAACTTAGGCTTCAGCTTAGGCTTCAACTCGTCTTCAGGCGACTTCAACTTGGGCTTCAACTTAGGCTTCAACTCGTCTTCAGGCGGCTTCAACTTAGGCTTCAACTTAGGCTTCAACTTAGGCTTCAACTCGTCTTCAGGTGGCTTCAACTCGTCTTCGGGTGGCTTCAACTTAGGCTTCAACTCGTCTTCAGGTGGCTTCAACTTAGGCTTCAACTCGTCTTCAGGCGGCTTCAACTTAGGCTTCAACTTGTCTTCAGGCGGCTTCAGCGAAGTGTCTTCTTCTTCCGAAGGAGTCTCTTTTATAGAGCGAATCTTTGGAATAAGAGGAACCTTGGGTTTCTTAGTCGTTTCGAGAAACTTTTCTGGAAATTTTTCTGAGTAATACGAAATTAGTATCTTGCGTAGTTTCGCAGCACCCGAATTTCCACTCGCGTTTTCATGGTCAATACCAAGAATGACACAAACTTTCTTAAGTTTCGGTAACTTGAATTTAGACACTTCATCCTTGGGATAAAAAGGAATCTCGTTGGAAGAAGTATCCATTGTGAACAAGTGCGTTTTGTATGCAATTATCTTACTTAAGGTATGTTTTTCTTCATTTTTTATACCGGTTGTCTTTCCATGAAAGTCTTTAGAAAATCTATTCGAATTTTTCCGTTTTGAATCATAGTTACATAGTAAAGAATATCATCAGTAGATGGTTCTTTCCCAAAAACTAAATTATACATATCTTTAACAGTATGAATAATCTCACCGACATCCTTTTCCATATCAGTAAGATCTTCTATATGAGAATAAGTATTAACACCTTGTGAACTTGTAGGTGGTGGTGAACACATAGTAAGTTTTACTTCAGTTGTAGTTTGTTTTTTGTTGTTTGTTTTCTTCCCTAGGTGATTTGATCCATTATGAGTCGAAGCTTTATCTGAATCTTTATCGGAATATTTATCTGAAAAACAAAACGCTTCTCTCCAGTGAATACCGTCTTTAACTTTATCTATTCCTTCTTGAAATAACTGTGCACGAGTTGTAACTTTATTACTTGCAAGAATAAAATGATCTATCTCATCGTCAAAGTTATCAACTATATATGTACAAAAGTCTCTGATATTTTTATCCAAAGCCGGGTCTTTGTGATGCTCAGGTAATGCATTAATTAATTGAAAAAGAAGATATAGTCCCGTATCAACCTGTGCATCGATCGCCTTTATAGGAGAACGTGATAAAAAAGATTCTAGAAAGGTAGAAAAGTAGTGTTTTAATTCACCTAAATTACTCAGACCATTCAAACCACAATTCAAGTCATTGCCAGCTTTATTCCACGTTTCACAATCATATGTTACTTCCAGTTGTAAGTGTGCAGGTGGTGTTTGCTTAGGGATTCTCCATATTCTTCTCACAGAAGCATAGAGCCATGGATCCAGACAAATCCTATAGTTACACTTGACACCATGAGGCGAATCTAACGCAATTTCATCAACATTATCTACAACATGGGTTATGACATGCCTATCCCATTTGACTAAAAATTTTATTTGAACTTTTTTTAATTTACCCGGTTTTAATTCATACAACCAATAGTAAGATTTACCATTATGTACCTTTTCTATACCACCTTTACATGGGTATTTATGCATAGTTAAATTAATTTTACAATGAAAAAAAAAAACCTCCGACTAAAAAAATTATGCTATTTGACTATGACTGTCGTATATTTTCATTCGGGATTTGGTCAATTTAAGGCTATCATACATCGAATATCAAAACTCTCTTCTGAAGCAACAATTACAATATGCTCGTTTACCATGACAATTTTCTTTGAATACGGTCATATAACTATCCCAATACAAGCCTGTATAACCGAAGAAATTAGCATTAAAGTGAATACTATATCACTTTCGAAATCTCTAAAAAATATATCAAATATATCAAATATAAACCATATTGATATATCATTTAATAATATTAGTATCCAATCAAAGGAACCCAATGGTAAAAGGGTATATGTATTCAAAGTAGAAGCTACCGAATGTCGTGAATCATTTATATCAAAAAAAACAGATATAGATTTGTACCCCTGTTTTGACGTAAAAAAACTAATTTGGATATGCGAAAAGATAACAAACGGCTTTCAGGATTCTCATGTTTCCCTCAACAAAGGTATCATAGAAGTATCCGGTGAAACCGACGAGTATAAAACTGTTTCACATATAGACTTATCATCAAATAATCATGATACAATTAAAAGAACGATTCCAACTCAAAAATTGCTCAATATGGCTTGGATATTAGAAGGTATATCCCAATTTATATATGTTTCCACAGACCCCCATACATTTCAAATCCAACTCATTTCCCGTGATTCACACCATGATCCACGTAATACACCATATGTGTCTATGATTCTTTAAAAAAACCCTACGGTTCTGTAAATGATGATAAAAATATTTTTTATTATAGTTTTACTCATCTATATTGGACTTTGTATTCGATATTATCTATTTAAGTTTTCCGATGATATGACGCTATATATTGAAAACGAAGATCGACCCATTCGCGTAAATGACACCGTCATTACATTATACGAAAATATTCAGTCTTCCCAAGCTAACATTAAATCAAAGAACCCAAAGAACTCACTCGACGGAGTTATTCATCGTTCATTCTTCAATAGAGTCCTTTATATAGATACTGATGCAATGGCTCAGGTTTATATATTGAGTCCAAAATATACAAATAAACTAGCACAATACTTTTTTTCAACACATAGTCGGGTAAATATCGAAAAAGAATATAAAAATTATGAATTTTTGGAACTCTCGCTTACCAGCGGAAATTATCTTTTTGTTCCACGAGGATACTGGATTTACTTTGATAAAGGTGTCCAAGAAATTTATGAAGTTCAAATATGATTCATTATAAACGATAGAAACCGACTAAATGCTATTTGGAATAAAACATCATCAGACCTACGTAACTCCATCTGTACTAAAAGTGTATATCTTTCAAAGGAACGCGATATATCCTTTTTTACCCAATCTATACTTTTAAACTGTGTCTTTGTAAGTTTTCTTTTTTTGAGAAGAGTATTTGTCATGTTATGAATCTCAAATAACCATAACATGAGTTCTTCTTTGCTCTCCAGACGAATGGGATTTTTCTTAAGATGATTTTTATAATTTATTGAACATTTATTGCATGGTAATATTGACCCGACAATTTCGGTAAAAAAACGACGAAACTCCTTTTTTTTACGAGGCTCGTATTGTGTTGTGATGAAATGGAGAAGTTTCCATAAATCGCCTCCCCATTTATCTGGACATATTGATAACTTTTTCGATGATTCCATTACATGTATGTAAATAATTTCACATTGTCATACTTTTTTGAATTTCTAAATAATATCAATCATATCAACATTACATAGAAAGTGTGTCCGACAACACATTCTATTTACTTTAAGTTCCTTGAGAGCCTTTGCTTCAGCAGTAACTTCCTCCTTTTTCTTTTTATTTAAAATATCAGCATCCAAGAGAATAAAGTCAGTTTGTCCATTTTCTGAACGATACATACGACATAGCTCATTATAACGAACCCACTTGTCTGAAATAAGAGCACCACAACCGAAACATCTGACTGGAATGATCATGTTTGTTTGTGTATTAATCTCTCTTTCATTTTTATATCCTTTTTATCACATAAGTATACTTAATTGTAAATAATTGTAAATAATTGTAAATAATTGTAAATAATTGTAAATAATTGTAAATAATTATCAAAAATTACCACCATATCATGTAATGAGTAACTTAGTGAAACAAATAAAATGTCCACCAAATACAAATAAATATAATGTAAATGTTGCTACAAAAACATGGATCCCTAAGATGATAGATTATTCATTGACATATAACGGCTTAAAGAAACCTAAAAATAAGAGGAAACATAAGTATACAATAGGTGAAAATATATTCATGCCTACGGGGCAAACGTGTTCTAGTAAAAGTACTGGGGGGTGTGTTGGAAAGCCCAAATATATATACCATCGAGCATATCCAACCGGATTCACAGTTGGATGTAAAGGGAATACTATACGAAATCCTATTCCCGGAAAAACGGGTCTTTTCGGTGGACTCATTGAAGACTTATCGTCATTAAACTTGTCAGATAATATCCGAGCATTTTTTAACAAAGGTCCTTATGGTTCAAATAAATGCATGAGAGTAAAACTACCTGTAGGTACAAATTTATTAAATGATAAAAGTAAACGAGAACAAGCTACAGAAGATGTGGGTACGTGGTGGGAAGAAGAACAATGTGTCCCAGAACAACCAACTTATTCTAAAAATTATGGAGGTATAACATATAAATTTCCATATACTGAATCTGTTATGTGTAAAGAGAGCTTTGATAACTACTCCAAAAATTCCAAAAAAGGAACATTTATTTTATTTGTTGTTTTAATATGTATTTGTCTATTCTTGTTGCCGCTTTTATTGTATTTGTATTGGTGATGACAATGACTAAAGATGTTGTGGAAGGATGGAGTTATCGAAAAGCAGTAAAAAAAGCAAAAAACATAAGAAAAAAAGCAAAACACATAGGAAACAAGGCATCAAAAACGAGTGAGAAGTCTTTCAGGAGGATTAAAAAAAAGTGGATGAGAAGCAACAGGAGCTTTTTTCGAAAAATAAGAGCAGAAAAATTATTTGAGTCTATAAAAGCCAAATTATCAGAAATAGAAGAGAGACTTTATAAAGTACAAAATTTCAGAGACACGAAGAAAATTAAATATCTGGAATGGCTTGAGACAAAATCGATTCGTTACCATGAACATGCCAAATATATCTATTATGAGGGAGATATCGATATTAATAAATTAAAAGAGCTTAGGGTTAAAGCAAAAAACTTGAAAGAATACGCAATTACGCGGTACAATCAACGGATGAGTAGTATTGAAGGTTGGTCGGTAAATAAGATAAGAAGGATAAATACAATGTCCGATCTGACGAAGAAAAGTATTATAAAAAGATATATACCAGAAAGCGATGTATCGGATGTCGAGTCTAGAATAGAAGATCTCAAACAAGGAATACAAAATATCAAAAATGAAATACAAGGTTATTTAGATGGAATTATCAAAGAAATAAAAAATGACACACAATCAATCATAGATTTATACGAGACAGCAGCAGTAGACGCAACATCGAATGCCGCCGATTCGAACGTGGCCTTATAAGTAATATCGACCGATTCGAATGAACTGTAAAAATGATTTAAAAATCCTAAATTATAAATGATAATGGATTCTCTATTTAGTTACTTTTGTAAGAACGAATGTAAGCACTGGAAATCTGCGGTACAATTTGACAAAGTATGTAAGCATTTATCATATCTAGCTACCATTTTAGATGTAGATTATTCGGACGAGGCTTTTATTAAATATATGTTGAAAAAGGATGGAAAGTTTCCAGATGAATCGATTCAAGCTGGGTATGAATCAATTTTTGAACATATTGAAACGAAGATTGATGATATTGAAGAAAGATTGGAGTGGATCCGGGCACAGCCGAGACATGAGCAAAGAACCAAAGAGTGGTTTGATTTTAGGCATAGTCTACTCACTGCAAGTTCATTGGATAAGATTCTTGGAAAGGATACGAGAGGTGTTATTCGCGAGAAGATTCTTCCACCCAAAGAGAGAAATAATGCCGATCCGGCTCCTGCACTTGCACATGGTATTATGTATGAGCCCATTGCACAAAAGATATACGAGACTATGAAAGATGCAGTCGTGGAAGAATTTGGATGTATTCGTCATGGAACATATGGATGTATTGGTGCTTCTCCCGATGGTATTGTAAAGGAATGTTCTGATTCATCAATGATTGGACGAATGCTTGAAATAAAATGTGTCTATAGTAGACATATTACCGGGCTTCCATCATATAAATACTGGCTTCAAGTTCAACAACAACTCGAAGTTTGTAACTTGGATAAATGTGACTTTTTCGAATGTGATATCAGAACATTCAACTCCGAATCTGATTATCTCGCCAAGGATGTAGAATATAAGGGAATCATACTCGACTATAAATTCAATGGTGAATTGAAAAGGGAGTATATTTACAATATGGAGGAAAGAGATAAGATTGTCGATAATCCCGAATACGACTTTGAATTTATTCGGTATTGGTATCTTGATTCTTTCTCATGCAGAACAATTCAAAGACATGCATACTTTAAAGATACAATTGTTCCGAAATGTATAGATGTATGGAAACAAGTGGAACTACACCGAAATAGTCCTCAACTCGCTGAAAAACTAAAAAAAGAGCTTGACGATAAAAAGGGAGTTAAAGCAGCCTCAAAAAAACAAAAGGAAGAACCCAAAGAAACTTCTAAAGAACCTTGTAAAGAGAAAAATATCTTATGGCTCGGAGATTACTAGAGATTATTAGAGGTGATTAAACGGATGGAGGAAAGGTTGTATATTGGGAAGAGTGGGTTGAGATGGTTGCTCCAGATGGGACAATTTTTCTTTGCATAACGGAGGTTCCTTGTGGTTTAGCAACGGCACCGTTATAACGGAGATAGTCTTTGGGTGGCATACACTTCTTAAAGTCAATCGGTGTAGAATTTCCGGGGCGATGTGTTTCGTCAATACCAAGGCAAAGATTCTTACAGGGACCACATCCATTTTGTTTCCACGCAACAGATGAGCTTTTTTTCATAAGTGAGAGTGCATTGTGTGTAAGAAAACTTCGGTAATCATGGCTACAGTGTATTTTATTCTCGTGTCGGAAGAGCGAATTGGAAAAGCATGCAGAGCGATAGTCCGTAAAATGACGCCCGTCATCCATTCGAGGAGGGCAATGTGAATACTTGGGAGTTTTTGAACAGTCCATTATATATAATTTATTATTTTTTTTTATTTTTTTAATAATAATGAATTGCTCCTCAGATGATAATAAACTGCTTTGTGACAATTTAGATAAATCTATTCCAACCGCCTCTTCCGCTTTTCGAAAATGGTCTGTTAAAAACCATCCAGATAAGGCTAAGTCTCCAGAAGAGAGGAAACAAAAAAAAGACATGTTTCAAAAACTCAACAATGCTAAAATGAATTGCATAGATGATTACACTAAAACGAGTGTATTATGCGACAAAACTCCAAAAGCCCCAAAAACTCCAAAAGCCCCAAAAACTCCAAAAGCCCCAAAAACTCCAAAAGCCCCCAAAAAACAAACGGAAGTGTCCAATGTATTTAAAGCAGATTGTATTCGTAAAACAGCAAATTGGACAGGAATCAAGAGATATCATCGTTTTGATTCTGAAGATTTCGACCCAAAAAGACTTCGGGAAGATATTGGTAGAGCATCTCCTAAACTCGTGTCTCTTCTCGAGAATATATCGAAATTAGATGCCCAAGATAAAAAGAAACATGGGAAATACTTTAAACACTTTATATATTCCGATGTAAAAAGCCAAGGATATGGTGCGAAAATTGTCGCGTCCGCCTTTGCGGCTCATGGATTTGAAATTTGCGTCATTAGCAAGAAAGACAAAGTCGTGATAGAAATCCCTCAACCCACCGAACAACTTAAGACATTTGGTCTTTTATCCTCAACAGCGGTTTACGGCACACCGACGAAACCCAATATCCGAAAGGAACTACTTCGTGTTTTTAATGAGAGACCCTCTAATGTACACGGGGAAAAGGTTCGTTTCATAATACTTGATAGTGGATTCAAAGAAGGTGTTGATTTATTTGATGTAAAATATGTACACATATTTGAACCTCAGCGAACCCCCGCTGATTACTCGCAGGCTCTTGGACGTGCAACTCGTCTTTGTGGCCAAAAAGAATTAAATTTTGTACCAAATGAAGGTTGGAAATTGGAAGTTTATAACTATGAAAATATACTGCCTTTGGGAAAGCCAATGCACGACCTCTATATGAAATACTCGGATCTTGATCTAGGTCTATTGAAACTTCGTGAAGGCATTGAAAAGCTTGCAATTGAATCTGCCGTAGACCACGAACTTACAGGAAATATTCATGGGTTTTATAATGATAAAAAACAAACCGGGGGAGCATATGATATAAACAATGTAAAATGTCAAGGTGGAAAGTGTGGTTCTCGTTCAACGAAGGATGTGCCTTTTACACTTACTCAACTCCAGGTTATATTTGATACCTTTGGTAAAAAATACCCGATGTCAAAAAAGAGATTCAATGAACAAAAATCAAAAGATAAACGTATCTTCTTTTGTGAAGAAATGGGAAAAGATCAAAAATACTGTGACCGTCTTATTAGTTTCGTCAAAGGGGAATACAAAATCCCAGAAAAGGTGCGAAAGATATTTGTAAACAACATGACAAAGAAAGAAAAGGACGATCTCAATCAAAATCTTAATAAACCAGTTAATCTCAACGCACTTGTCGTTGTAAACCCCAAGAAGGAATCCAACTCCTCCACGGCATTAGTTGTAAAGGATTCCTCCAAGAAGGAATCCAACTCCTCCACGGCATTAGTTGTAAAGGATTCCTCCAAGAAGGAATCCAACTCCTCCACGGCATTAGTTGTAAAGGATTCTCCCAAGTCCTCCTCCCATGACACTTATGATCCCGAAGATGTTGAGGAGAGTTTTGCTGATTTTCAAAAACGCATTAACAAGCAATTTTCGGCTTTTAAATATGATAAAATCACAATCGAAAACCTCTGTGATAATGCTGTAAATAGTTCTCGTGTTGTTGAATTCACGGCTTCTCAGGACTTTATTTCTCATTACTTTGTACCTAAGAGGAACCTCAAGGGTTTGCTTGTATGGCACTCAGTGGGAACCGGAAAGACGTGCACGGCCCTTGCTACAAAGTCTCGTACGTGGGAAAAGGAGGGGTATACTATATTGTGGGTTACACGAACAACATTGAAAAACGATATATGGAAAAATATGTTTGATAAGGTTTGTGATTATGCTATTCGTGAAAAATTAGAAAAGGGTGAAAAGGTTCCAACAACCATTGAGGAAATGAAAGAACTCAGAAAGCACATGACTAAAAAATTTCTACCACCCGTTTCATTCCGACAATTCAGCAATGCCTGTTCAGAAATAGCCAATAGACGCCAAGACTCGGAGAGTCGCCTAGGTGCCCTTTCGCAAAGACTTACAGACTTGAATGGTGACAAAGACCCTTTCAATAAGACACTTGTTATTATAGACGAGGTACATAAGTTTTTTGCAAAAGACCTTCACTTTGCCGAAAAGGCCAATTTCGTTGTCATTGAAGATGAAATGAACTACTCATACAAAGAATCCAAAAAGGATTCTGTGAGACTTTTGATGATGAGTGCTACGCCCATTATGGATACGCCAATGGATTTCATTAAGCTTATTAATCTCATTACACCAAAAGGTAAATTGCCGGTAGATGGTAAAGAGTTTATAAAAAAATTCCCAACGGATGATCAGTTTTCTTTCACCAAAGACTCAAAAGATAAACTACAAGATTATTTCAAGGAAAAGATTTCTTTCCTCGATCGAAGATATGACCCGCGTTTGTTTGTTCAACCAGTTTTTCACGACGTTCATGTGAAATTGGGTATAAACGATAGCGGTGTTAAAATGAAATGTGATGAAAAACTCAAAGGGGGGCTTGAAAATTGTAAAAAAACAAAAGTAGATGATATTGCTAAATGTGAATCAAATAAACCTGGTAACATTGAAAAGGAAACAAAAAAAGATGAAGAAAATATTAAGAAACTTGAAAAAGAAATGAATGATGTGGCTTCAAAAGTCAAAAAAGGGAAAATGGATGCAAAGAAACCTTTTCAGGCAAAAATTAAGACACTTAAGCAAAGAATTAAAATTCGCCAAAGTACATTTAAGAAAAAGGTAAAAGAGTATAAAACATGCTTGTCTAATTCTGTCAAGAGCTTTGATAAATGCGAAAATAAAGCTAATAAGGACCACAAGAAGTGCATGAAAGACGGTCAAAATACCACAAACACACCTTTAGACAACCTGAAGGAAAAATGCAAAATTTCAGAAAATGAATTTAGTTGATTATAAAAAAACGGGTCCAAAACAAATTCTGAACTGTAATTAAATGTCGTCTTATCAACAAGACACAAACCAAACCGATGGGCAAGATGTGCCCCCTGGCTTTAACGATGTCGAGAACACTGTTTTCTCGGCAATTTCAGTTACGTCTCTCTCCATTGATGCGGGAAATGCAAACAAGACGGAT